TTACACCAAAGCACCCGGTTACGAAGATGAAAACGCTGAAGCGGATCGTAAACAACGATTGCGTCTTGGTATTCGTTTAGGTGGATCTGGTGCTGGTAAACCAGCAGCACGTCGAACAACACGGCAACAAGGAACACCAATCGGTGGCGGCGGTGGTCGAGGCGGCGGTAAAAGTCTACAAGTTGCTAAAGCAGTCAGAAAGGAACTCAGCAACATGGGTCTTAATAAAAAAGCAGTGCGAGTAGGTAACGCTCTCACCGGACATAAGTACGGCAGCCTTAAGCACTTTAAGGGTGTAAACGCTGACCAAGAAGCATATCGATTTGGTCGTTGGGCAATGGCTTGCATGGGCCACCAAAAGTCACTTCGTTTCTGTAACGATTACGGTATTCAACTCAAAGGTCACACCGAAGGTGTAAACTCTGCTGGTGGTTATCTTGTTCCAGACGAATTTTCTGACCAACTCGTAAGTTTGCGTGAACAGTTCGGTGTATTCCGTTCCAACGCACACATTGAGCCCATGGGTTCAGATACTAAGCGTATTCCACGGCGTGATTCAACTGTTGCAGCATCATTTGTTGGTGAAGCAACAGCAGGAAGTGAAAGCCAACAAGTCTTTAGCCAAATTAACTTGGTTGCCAAGAAGTTGATGGTTCTTACCAAGATTAGTAACGAACTTAATGAAGACAGCCTAATTAACCTTGGTGATAGTATCGCCGGTGAAATTGCTTACGCATTCAGTACGAAAGAAGACCAGTGTGGTTTTAACGGTGACGGTACTTCTACCTTTGGTGGGATTGTCGGCGTTACTGAAGCAATGGGTGCAGCAGGCACAATTGAATCAACAGGTGTTGATTGTGCTTCTGTTACGCTTGCTAACCTTCATTCAATGATGGGCGCACTTCCAACTTATGCAGATACCCCAAATGCCAAGTGGTACATGCACAAGAGCGTGTTTAGTGCCATTGTTGAACGTCTGGTCTACGCTTCTGGCGGTGTGACTGCACGCGAACTTTCTGAAGGTGCAGCAGGTACTACTGCTTTTGGGTATCCCGTAGTATTTACTCAGGTTCTACCTACACAAGCANCAGTAGACGCTACCGGAAACGGTGCAAACGTGATGCTGTTTGGTGATCTGAGCATTTGCGGGTACATGGGTGACCGACGATCTAACACCATTTCCTTTAGCGATTCAGCATTGAACGCATTTGAGGGTGATGAAATTGTTGTTCGTGGCACAGAGCGTTTTGACATCGTAAACACTAACCTTGGCGACGGCACTGATGCTGGCGGCATGGTTATGCTGCAATTCTGATTGGAGTTATTCAATGATATCTGCACAAAATACAAAAGTGGTGCAAATGCTAGCACCAGTCTCACAGGGTGCTGCTTCTGCTGTTACAGGCGCACTCGACTGCAAGGGCTTTAACTACGCAACCATTATTTTTATGGGTGGCGTGATGGCTACTGGTTACTCAGTTATGAAAATCACTGAATGCGATACTAGCGGCGGTACTTACACCGACGTTAGTAACGACAACGGTGTATTCGGTCTTGGTGAAACTGGGCAACTAAATGTAGATGGCACTGCATCTGCTGATCCAGATGGAACCAATGCTGTTACTTATGGATTCGAAATTGATCTTGCTAAACGTAAGCGATTCCTTAAGGTCAGTTACACAGCAGGCGGAACCTGTCTTTCAGCAATGTTCGGTATCTTAAGCCGTGCAAGTGACGCTGAATCAGACAATCTTTCTGGCCGTGGTTTTACAGGTTTGCTTAGAGGCTAATTTAGTCAATGGGTTGGCCCGTCAAATGGCGGGTCAACCTTTTCTTTTTTATAGTAAAGAAATTATAATGCGTTCAATAACTACGAATAAAATTGTCCCACTCATACAGCCATTTGTTGCTGCGGCATCTACTGCATATACAGGAACTGTCGATACTAAAGGCTATGACTTTTGTAATATTGTTTTAAGTAATGGCCCTACTATTCACGCCGCGTATTCTCTTTGCGCTGTATCAGAATGCGATACTTCAGGTGGAACTTTTGCCTTGATTGATGCGTTAACACTCGGTAACGCAGCAGCAAAAGATATAGAAGGAAATGCTGCTGCACTATCTGACACAGATGACAACGACACCGTTGTATTTCAAATTGATTGCAACGAAAGTAGACAAAGATTCCAAAGAATAAATATTCTTACTGCTGCTGGCGGCAATAGTATTTTTACAGTCTTCGCGGTTTTAGGTCGCGTTTCTGACATGGGACCAGATAACAACGCAAACGCATGTGCAGCACTTACAGGCACTTCTATAGTTTTACGTTCGTGAAGGGGTAACTTATGCCGGTTAAAACAACTGCATTGACATCTTTAGTGAATGTAAAGCAGTATCTAGGTATTTCATCTAGTGACGACGACGCATTACTCGAAAACATAATAAACCGCGCAACAGACTGGGTAGAATCATATTGTGATCGCAAGTTTAAACAACGTACGTATTACGAGTGGCATGACGGTAGCGGTGGTCGTCAATTACGGTTAGACAACTGGCCGGTTAATTACGTACAGTCTGTAAATACCGGAGTGCAGACTTCAATAGTTGTAAGCGGCAATGTTTCTACAGACGTAAGAGCAAGTATTGCAATTGATACTGATAGCCTTAGATTAAATCGAATAGAAACTGACGGTACTGATACCGTTTCCTCTTTTGATTTAACAAGCGATAGTGCCGATGTAACAAAACAGTTGTCTACTGCAATAAGTGCTGTAACTGGTTTTGAATCAAGTTTAGTAGCAAACGTACCATCTTATCTTTTGCACAGATTGCAAGGCCGAGAAATATCTAGTTCTAGTTTAAATTGCACTTATGCGTCTAACGCTGATAACGAATACAGAGTAGACGTTGAACGTGGCATAGTTTTTATGCGGTCTTCTAGTCATTTTGATTTGTCTACAGAAGAATTTCCGGCGCGTTTTCCAAGAAGCAGACAAAGCATTTTAGTAGTCTACGATGCAGGATATGCAACGGTACCTGATGATATAGAACATGCTGCAATTGAATTTGTGCAAAAGGTTTACGCTATGCGTAGTCACGACCCAAATGTATCTAGTGAGGGTTTAGGTGATTACAATTACGGACTTAGACCTAGTGCAGAGGTACTTAACACTATATCTAGTGCTTTACAACCACATATAGGAATACGCTAATGAGTATTAGCAGCCTAATAAACGCTTTAGGTCAAACTGTAACTTTGTACGAACCAACTAATCTTATTGATGATGTAGGTTCTTCTGTGCAAAGTTTTAGCGAAGGTGTGATTAGGAAAGCATATGTTACGGCATCTGGCAGTAGCACGTTAAATGTTTATGGTCGCACACAAGACACCAAAAACATCCGTGTTTATTTTGCAGAATACATTGATATTGGTGCTGATTGGGTTCTTAAATTTGACAATGTTTTTTTTAGAATTAACCAAATACAAAATCCGGGTAAACGTAAAGACGGTAGATTGTCGTATTGCTATATAGATGCTGAAAGCGATACGGGGGCCAACATTGAGTAAAGATATTAAAATTGATATAAATTACTCGGCAATACAAGAGACTATTCGCGTACATGTAAAAGAGCATGTGCTTATGTCTCAAATTATGTTTATACGTATAATTAAAAAGATACTTAGTCAGCCCGGTTCAGGTGTTAAGTACCCACGTTCAGCAACACGATCTAGTAAAAGAAACGAAGCACCTGCTGCACAAACTGGTACGTTAAGAGCGTCATGGGGCGTAGCCGGTGCGGTTACAGATAATGGACCAACAATAGATTCAAACATTTGGCAGCACGGTATTCTTGCGCCCGGCGGTGGTAGTCCAATTAAATATGGTTTCTGGTTGGAAAACGGAACTGTACACATGGACAAAAGGCCGCATGTAACACCAGCAGTTGAAGAAACACAAAATTGGTCAGACCGTAATTTAGATGTTGTTGTACAAAGAATTGTGGACGAATTAGAAAGACGTACAAACTTTGATACTGGTGGAGCAGAATGATATTAGCAATGCACAAAGCGATTAAGGCCGCCTTGTATAGCAAAACCGGGGCTTCGCCTAACAACTTCACAACTTTGGTTGATAGCAAAATTTACGACACTATTGGGCCAACTGATGAACAAAGCACTTATTGTGTTTGGCGGTTTGACCAAGTAGGCGTTTTTAGCCATTTCAACAACAAAGAAACAATTGAATCTAACGTAACTATTTTGACTGTTACGGATAGAAGAAAAGGTGTTGCTAATCATTTGGCAATTTTAGATTCTTTATCAGAATTACGTGCCTATACAGACGATGTAAATGTTGGGATAGACCGTATTTCTTTTAGGTTAACAAACATTGGGGCCATTATATTAGATGGCAAATATCTCACCTCGAACACTACATTTAGAGTTACTTCAACAAGGAAATAGAAAATGGCTTACATAGTTGGAAACGATGGGCTAGTTAATTTTGGCACTGACCATGTGCTTGCATTTAATGCTTGGTCATTAAATTTAAGTAGAACTTCTACAGATATCACAGCGTTTGGTGATGGTGCTAAGCGGAGAAGGTTAGGCGTTCTTGATATGACTGGTTCTGCTGGTGGTCACTTTATGGCCGATGCTAGTAATACTGATCCCGGTCTAGCAGATTTTATTAACCCTGCTACAAGTATGGAGGGTATTTCATCATGTGTATTCACTCTAAAAACTGGTTGTACAATTACTGCAACGGTTGTGATAAGTCAGATTGCACTTTCAACTGACAAAAATGGTGACGCTACTGGTTCGTTTAACTTTGAACTTTCTGGCGGTAATGCACCAGCAATAGCATGGGATGAATCTTGATGAATCCATTGGGTGAATTCACCAAAGAAGATTGGGTTGTGGTTTTTAAATTGGCCGATGGCGGCCATAGACGCATTGGTGTTTCGCCTGAAGTAGAGGAACTGGTTGCCATAAATATGGCTAGAACACTGTTGACTCCTGAACAAAGGGAACAAGTGGTTGACGTATTGTGTGACAGACGGCATGATGCTGTTAAACCATTAACCCTTAAAACGGAGTAAATTATGTTAGAAGCCAAAGTGTTATTTGATTGCAAAGGTGAGCAAAAAGAACTACGTCAAACTACTGTTGCAGAAGCCATAAATTTGACAGAATT